CTCTAAGCCTGTTGGTTACACGGAGTGAACTAAGCAGATACACTTAAAATCATCTGCAAATCTTATTATACGAGGAGAAAAACAATGCCTGAGCCTGATTTGACTTTTAATACTACGCCGGGCCAGACCGTAGGCCGTGAAATGTTAATTGCTTACCTAAACACTGGAGAGAGCTCTACGCCTACGTGGTCTCCCATCGGTAAGCGTGTAGAGGACAGTTCAGCCGAATACGACTGGCAAACAGAAACCAAAGTTGATATTTTTGGAAATACCTATACCAACGGGAAGAAACCAACCATTACACAAACCTTTGACCCATGTGAGTTGGATGCAGATGACGCAGCACAGGAAAAAATCTGGAACCTTGCTATCAAAGATCAGAACGTGAACGCTTTGATGAATCAAGATATGCTTATTGTCCATCTGTATGCGGGGACGGCCGGAACAGCGGTATTTGCTGAAAGATACTCCTCATGCTCTATTTTGCCGTCCGGGCTCGGTGGTGAAGGCGGTGGCACAATTGGGATGCCAATTGATGTTACATATGGCGGCACTAGAACTGTTGGTACAGCATCGATTAGTGGTGGAACTGTGAAATTCACACCGGGAACCGTGGAGGTTTAACTTATGAAGGAACTGAATTTTGACTCCGGCCTTGTTACATATTCTTTGAATGGCAAGTGCGAGGTGTCGTTCAACCCCACTGACAGCAACTTCGTTGAGCGGCTGTACTCCGCTTTTGAGGATCTGGACAAGAAGCAGGAGAGCTACAAAGCACAGATCGAGAAGATGGTGGACAAGAAGGAAATCTTCGAGTTTGCCAAAGAGCGGGACGCTGAAATGCGCGGCATTATTGACGGCGTGTTCGAGGCCCCTGTGAGCGAGTCTGTCTTCGGCGGCATGAATGTCTATGCCATTGCCAACGGCCTCCCTGTCTGGTGCAACTTGATGATGGCGGTCATGGATGAGATTGATACCACTTTCACCAGAGAGCAGAAGCTTACTAACCCGCGCATCAGCAAGTACACAGCGAAATACCAGAAGTATCAGAAGAAGTAACCAAAGGAGCACGTCATGAGCTATGGACTTCCAAAAAGCGTGGATATAGACGGGCAGGAGTTTGCTATCCGCTATGATTATCGGGTTATCCTCGACATTTTCGAGGCCATGAACGACCCCGATTCCAGCGAGGAAGACCGGGCCCTTGACGTGCTCCAAATCTTCTATGTGGATTTTGACGAGCTGACCGACTATGACGCGGCCATAAAAGAGGTTTTTCGATTCATCAACGGCGGCGAGGAGCCACGGGAGCAGAAAGGCCCCCACCTTGTGGACTGGCCTATGGACTTCCCCCGCATCATTGCCCCTATCAACCGTGTGCTGGGCTATGAAGCCCGCGCTGTGGACTACGACATCGAAACCAACACGGGCGGCATCCACTGGTGGACTATCCTCGCGGCCTATGCGGAAATAGGGGACTGCCTCTTTGCCCAGATCGTCCGCATCCGCGACAAGAAGGCAAAGGGCAAGCCGTTGGACAAGTCTGACAGGGAGTTCTACCGAAAGAACCGTGACATCATCGACATCAAGCAGACATACAGCGAGGCGGAGAATGACCTTGTAAAGATTTGGACAGGGGGATAACCTCCGGTTAACTGCACCTTGAAAACTTCATATTGAGATAGCGGAAATATTTTTGGAAAACCTCTTGACTTTCTGTGTACACGCTATATAATAAATGTGTACACAGAAAGAAGGTGATAAAATGTCGCCCCGTACAGGCAGACCAAAGGCCGAAAACCCGAAAGATATACAGTTAAAAATCAGAGCCGACAAACAAACGATTGAAGACTTAGATTTTTGCTGTGAGAAGTTGGACAAAACAAGAAGTGATATTATCCGGCTTGGTATCCAAAAGGTTAGGTCTGAGGTAGAAAAATAGAGTGCTGGCGGGCCTAGCAAGCAACACCAACACTCTACATCACCAGAGGTCTCCCACTGGATAAATCCATTCTATCACAGTGGGAGCCTCTAATCAATATGAAAAGAGGTTTTCCATATGAACGAGAAAAACACTCTTCAAGAATTGCTTAACCAGTTGACTAACAACGAGCATTGGGTCAAGCGTATTGCCGCCGCCTATCTGGGTGTAAGGGCCGAACAGGTAGTTATCGCGGTGAAAGGCGGTGATGCGGAATGAGGCCAGGAATGATTCAGTTGCGTGATTCGGTGGAAGAATCAGCAAACGACCTAAACCAGATTTGCAGTACAATGGAAATCCTGCTTGCCAGTATGTACGAGTCCAGCGAGGAAGCGAATCCAGTGAGGGAGGCTATGGCGCTCCTTTGGAAAAACACCATTGAAGTGCGTGACCGTTTGCTTGGGAGCTGCATAGATTCTGGATTCAGTTGGAAGGAGACGACCGCATGAACGAACTTAAAGTTTTTAATTTCCACGACATAGATGTAGTTGATAGTCGGGACGTGGCTGAAATGGTTGGAAGAAATCATAACGAGCTTTTGAAAAGTATTCGGATCTACCAGCAGTATTTAGCCGAGGGGAACTTCGCCCACGGCTCTTTCTTCATTGAAAGCAGCTACATGGATGGAAACAACCAAGAACGGCCCAGCTATTTAATCACCAAAAAGGGCTGTGACATGATTGCAAACAAAATGCAAGGCAAAAAAGGCGTACTGTTTACAGCGGCCTACGTCACGGCCTTTGAGAAGATGAGCGAGCAGTTGACAGCCCCCGCCCGACTTGCCCCGGAAGTATCCCCCAACGCAATTGCAAACCTGATTCGCGTTACCCGCCGGGTGATGCTGGACATGGGGAGTACGCCCCAGGAGGTGGGCGCAATGGCAAGAGACGTGTTCGTCACCTGGAACATTCCGGTTCCCGTTTCCCTGAACCGCCAAATTCCCGGACAGATGTGTCTTCCGGGGATGGACGGTGCGAAGGGACTAACCGCATAACCATCTTCCCGCTGTCTCGGTATGAGGCAGCGGGATTTTTTATTGTGAGGTGAGTACATGATTGACTTTACTCAAGAGACCTATTTGAGCCTCCGTCAGGAGATGCTGGACCGGGTGCCCGATACTTATGACAAGCGGGACACGGCCCCCATCCCGACGGCCATCTCTCCGGCGGCCTACACCCTGGCGGGGTTCTATCTCAGCCTGGATCAGGTACAGCGGGCGGCCTTCGTGCAGACAGCAGTGGGGGATTCCCTGGATATGCTGGCTGTGATTGGCGGCCTGACCCGATATCCGGCCTCCGCCGCGGTACGCCTGGGCGTGTTCAATACCTCTGTGCCCATTGGAGCCCGGTTCTCCACTATCAACGGAGCGGGCTCAATCAACTTTACCGTAACGGCAGCAACCGATACGGGGAACCAGTACCAGCTTACCGCGGAGACCCCCGGCGCCATCGGAAACGAGTACACCGGGCCCATCCTGCCGATTACCGCCATTCCGGGGCTGACCAGTGCACAGATTACGGATATCCTGGTGCCTGGTGACGACACAGAGACCGACAGCGCATTTCGGGAACGGCTGATTGAGGCGCTCAATAACCGTCCCTTTGGCGGCAATATTGCCGACTACCGCCAGAACGTCCTCGCCATTGACGGCGTGGGCGGGGTGCAGGTATACCCCACCTGGAACGGCGGTGGCACTGTGAAGCTGTCCGTGCTGGGGGCGGACTTCCTGCCTGCCTCATCCACACTGGTGGAGAAGGTGCAGAATGCCATCGACCCGCCCCCCAACCAGGGGCTGGGGCTGGGCTTGGCCCCTATCGGGGCAAAGGTGACGGCGGTGGCCCCGACAGGGGTGGCGGTGAATGTCTCCGCCACCCTCCTGCTGGCCGCCGGACATGCCATCGGACAGGTGCAGGAACCGGTGGAGCAGGCCATTGAGACATATCTGCGCAGTGTGCGGCAGGGGTGGGACGCCAACGTGTCCTCCAACAACGTGTCCTACGCTGCCGATGTGTACGTGGCCAGGGTTACCGCCGCTATCGTAGGGGTGGCCGGCGTGGTCAACGCCACCAACGTGCAGCTCAACGGCGGTACGGCAGATCTCCTCTTGACGGAGACGGGCGAAACCCAGCAGGTGCCCGTGATAGGGACGGTGACGCTGAATGAATCCAATTGAGCTGGATACCAGCCTGCTGTCCCTGTTGCCCCCGTGGTACCGGGAGGTGCTGGACTATCAGCAGATCTGCTTGACCGAACAGCAGCAGTTTGAGGCCCTGGCGGAGGAAATCGTGGGTGTGGCTGACAATTTCTTTTTCCAGACGATGGACGAGAGGGCGGTTGGCATGTGGGAGCAGGTATTCCGAATTGTACCAAATCCACAGGTGGAAAGCCTGGCGTTCCGAAGGACCCGCGTGCTCAACCGCATTTCTACCCGTCCGCCCTATACCCTGGGATTCCTCTATCAAAAGCTGGACGAGCTGATTGGGCCGGGTGAGTGGAAGGTCACGGTAGACTACCCAAACTACACACTTTATATCGAAAGCGCGGCCCAAAACCAGAACTACGCCACTGAGCTGGCTTTCACCATCAACCGTATCAAACCGGCGCATATCGTGTGGGTCAACGCCCCGTTTGTGCGGACGGGGCTGCTGCTCTCCGAGATAATTTCGTCCGCGCAGAGAATTTATAACTACAGGCTGGGGGCGTGGGAGCTGGGGCGGCTGCCCTTCGCAACCGACGGCCCGGAGGGAGTGATTAAGATGCCTGAGACGCCATCCATCCAGCAGGCCCTCTTGGCCGGTGTGGCGAACTTCGTCAGCGGCGATGTGGCCTCCGCCCGGGTCAACGGAACAGTTGCGATTACCGGACTGACCAAGACCGTAGAGGGGTCGGAGCTGACCGTCACCTATACCATCATGCCGTCCCAGGCCACAGAGATCACCGCCCTGGAACTGCTGGATGCAGAGGGGAATATCCTCACGTCCTCCACCGTGTATATCCCTGTTACCACGAATGTGGTCTTGAAGCACATTATCCCTGTAGCGGAAGGAGTGGTAAGCAATGGCTGAAAATCCGATCAAAACTCCGCTTCCGGCGGACTTGCCGGAGGACTGGACCGGCGGACAGACCGTGGCCCCCACCGGGGCAGAGGTGGGCTTGAGCGAGCAGCACGGCTACAACTACCTCATGGAGCAGGTCAACGCCGCGCAGACGGCCGCTAAAGAGATCGGAGAGGCATTTTCGGGACTGGCGACGCTGGGGCCCGATGGCAAGGTGCCAGGTGAGCAGCTCCCAAAGATGGACTATGACCCGGCGGGCAGCGCGGAGGCGGTGCAGCAGGCCCTGACTGCCCACACCGGGAACAAGGACAACCCCCACGCCGTCACGGCGGAGCAGGTGGGGGCTCTTGCAAGTTCCGGTGGAGTCATGTCCGGGGCAATTAGCATGAGTGGTCACAAGATAGCCAATCTGGCCGCTCCTACTGACCTAACAGACGCCGCCCACAAGAGCTATGTGGACGAGCATGTTGACCAGACTCTCAAACAGAAGCTTGGCTATAAACTGATAAAGGAATACACATCACCAGGGAGCTACACCCATACGTTCGACCGCAAATATACAGATGTTTTTGTGGTTGTGGTTGGTGCTGGAGGAGGCGGAGGTTCGAGTGGAGAGCGCGGTGGAGGTGGCGGCGGGGGTGGGGCCGTAGCGTGTTTCCATGTTTTGGATAGCAGTACAATTCAAAACAATAATATTGTTGTTGGAACTGGTGGAGCTGGTGCAGTCTCTTCTTGGGGACCGTCCGTCACTAATAATGGCTCCGCTGGTGGGAGCAGTAGCGCTTTTGGTATTACCGTACCTGGTGGCAGTGGTGGAATAGCCAATCTTGGTGGCATGGGTGGTGGCTACGCCCCCAATGAGATTGTTCCTGGTTGGCTCATGATAGGTGGTAGTGGTGGTAGCCATAATAACAATGGCGATGGCGATGGCAATGCCGGGCCTATTATTTCTATTGTTGGGTTTAAACCTTTCGGTGGCGGAGGTGGCGGAGGGGGCAATCCTAGTCTTAATGATCCGCCAACTCCCGGCGGAAATGGCGGTGACGGTGGAGCCGGTAATGGTGGCGCTGGAGCTACCGGCCAGAGCAATGCAATAATGGGTAAAAACGGTACCCGCGGTGGTGGCGGAGGAGGTGGTGGAGCGGGATGGACTTTTCGTTCCAGCGAGTATAAGCCCAGCGGCATAGGTGGCAAAGGCGGCGATGGATATGTGGCGATTTACGGTAGGGAGTGATTTTAATGAAAACAGTCTATTTAAATGAGGATAACACTGTCCGCGAAATCATCCCGGAGTATGCACTCCCGCCAGAGAAGTGGTATAGCGAGGCATTTGCACGACGCTGTGTAGAGGTACAGGACAATGTGGAGCAGGGGTGGCGCTACAATCCCGAAACAGGACAGGCCGCCCCGGACACAAGACCGTCGGGGCCGGAATCGCCCTCGGCAGAGGACATCACTCTGGACATGCTGGCCGACCATGAGGAGCGGCTTTGTATGCTGGAGCTGACCGCTAACTGAGAAAGGAGAATGCCATGACAACTGTATACAACCTTTGCAAACTGCTCATCCAGAAGAACCGAACCGACGGCCTCCAGGACAAGATGGATGTCTATCTCGCCGCCGACCGGCTCACCCCGGAGGAGTACCAGGAGCTGGCCGGGCTACTGGCCCCGGAACAGTAATCAACAGCGGGATCGCTGGATAAAAGGATGTGAATCAAATGAGTAAGCTCATTACATACATCCCGCTCTCGTCCGTGGAGCGGATGGAGCTGCGGATCACCAACTGCCGCAAGACGCTCGCTCAGGTCAAGAGCGAGACCGGCGCGGACTATGTGCTCAACGGCGGCATGTGGAACCCGGACGGCTCGGCCTGCCCGCTGCTCAAGGTGGGTGGGGTAATGCGCTCCGGCACGCCCTGGAGGGCGATGGGCTACGCCTGGGATAAGGGCCCCGACATCCACATGACCTCCGAGTACGGGGGAGCGGATAACTTTATTGCGGTAACCGCCCTTATTTCCTCCGGCGAGCCAGTGGATAAGCCCTCCTACGGCTCGGCCCAGGGAGGCAAGCGGGGGCGCAGCGCCATTGGCCTGCGGGGTGGCAGTCTGGCCCTCTACTGCTCTGGCGATGGGACCGGAGACGAAGCCACGCCGGAGACTCTGCGGGACGAGCTGGCCGGGCTGGGCTGGTCCTCCGCCGTCATGCTGGACGGGGGCGGCTCC